TTTTCGCTTAGCGTGACCAATCATGTCTGGTATATTATCTAACCAATACCAAATACTACGTGGTTTATCTGGATTATGACTAACCCTCATTGCGTGAGGAGTATGATAACCAGTAATTCCTTCTTCACTAATAACTACTGTAGGTTTAGCAAAATTCTTTGCAACATAATGCCACATACCATCGTAGCATAATACCATCTTACAGTTAGCTATATGCCATACTGCTTCACGTATCGGCGTGCGATACGTTAATTCGACCACGTGGAAACCGTAAGCCTTTAATCTCTCTATTATAACATTCCAATCATCATTTGTACACAGTCTTTTCCATGTTCTTGGAATTTCTGCATTAAATGTTGGTCGCCACAATACAATTTTATGTCCAATTGTTGGCTGAAATGCATCTTCTCTAAATAGCCATTGGTTGTCAGGTATTGTTCCGCCGGTCTCATCAGTGTAGACACCAGAGTCAAAATAGAATCTTGCCTTTTCTACGTTACGGGCAATTTGCTGCATAGTACCATCGTCATTTAACCTGGTATCATCTTGATACCTCCAAAAACGATAACGGCCATCTGCATTTAGTACATGCCATATTTTTACGTCTTGTTCTCGGGCATAAAAGCGATGCATATATTGCATTCGTTCTATAATAGTTTCCGGATCTTCAAAGTGATGATTGTACTTATCATCATGATCCCAATGCATCTCTAAATCAATTTTGACTCCGGTCCTAATTGCATGAAGATGGGCACAGTTTAGTGCCCACATAAAGTCGCCTACACCCGGCGTACCTCTCCACGTAACTAGTTCCCGCTTTTCTGACATATGGATTACTTCTTACTTCCCATTGCTTCTTTAGCATAGAAGGCAGCAACAATAGCAGCAACTGACACAAAATATGTTGGAGCCATCGAACCTAAAGTAGATGCCGCTTCATTCAGACCCATCAGCGACGCAATTACTACTGCAAATGGATAGAGCAACATACCAAACAAGGCAAACCACGCCATATTACGTTGCGCATCACGCATCGCATCGGCATCTTCTAATGCACGACGTTTAAACTCTAAATGCATTTGCAGTTCTCTTTTGGAGATTACTCCATCACCATCACTGTCTGCGTGATCTAGCTCAGATCCAACTTCTAATATTTTACCTTTTACTTCTGACATAATACATATCTCCTTAAAATACTTTAACTTTATATTCTTGTTCCCATAAACGGGCATCTTTTTCATCATTAACCATCGGTCTTCCACGAATATTTAATGAAGTATTCAGCAACATTGGAACACCGGTCTTTTCATAATATTCTTCGATAACTTTGCGGAAGATAGATTCACAATCCTTTTTAACAACTTGTACTCGTGCGGTGCCATCAACGTGGGTTACTGGAGCATAGTCATGTTTTGCAATAGAAGTATATTGCATATATTCGTTCATTGGGCCATCAAAGTATTGATCAGCAAACTCTTCTAGAATAGCAGGAGCAAATGGCCGATACTTTTGACGACGCTTAATACCGTTCACAGTGTCTTTCACATCATATCTAACATCAGCAATCAACGATCTGTTACCTAATGCCCTAGGACCAAATTCGGCTTTACCATTTGCAATACCACATACTTTATTGTTTAATATATGGTCAACTATATGTTTTGGGTTTACTTGACGGTCGATATTATAACCACAATATGGAGACCAAATCAATTTATCTTTACCAGTAGCTTTTGCCCAAGATCGTGCAGCAGTACCTAAACCAGAACCGGCATCAGTAGGCGAAGTAGCAATATGAACTTCATCGAATAATTCAAATAACCGTGAGTTAATTACGACGTTCTGAGCACAACCGCCTGAATAACATAACTTTGATCCATGCTTACGAGCTTCGGTCATAATATCCATAATAGCATATTCGGCAAAATCTTGTACTGCTCGAGCTGCTTCTCTATCTTCCATTGACAGTACGCGAAGTTTAAAATCTTCGCGCCATCTAACTCTGGCTTTTTCACGAGGAGATTCGGGTGCAGCAACCGGAATGCCCAAAGCAACTTCTGGGGCAATATCTTCCAGGTCTTTATACCAATCAATTAACCAAGCAGTAAGTTCTTTGGACTTTATATTGCCTTCACAATATGCCGATAATCCCATAACGACATACTCGTCCTCTAATGGGCGTAGTCCAAGGAACTTTGTAACTAAAGTGTATACTAGGCCTACTGACTTAGGATAATGCCATTCTTTAATCAAATTAAAGTTACTATCTAGAATGCATGCTGTTTGTATTTCACCGGCGCCATCGATAGACACTAGTACAGTATCATCTTTAGAATCCCATGGTCGTGTATAAAATGCTGTAGCACAATGTGATTCGTGGTGTAAATGCTTTGCGTCATATACCAACGCTGCAGGATATACAATCTCACTTACTGACTCAATAACATTTGGAATAGTGGCAAGTCGATCAATACTAGGAGATACTCCTTGTCCTCCACGGACGTCGAATTTAACGGTATGGTCTTCATAGAAAGATACATGATCATTTTCTCCGACCATATCCCAAAGCATCTCTGGAAGAACCGCATCGTTCTTTTTCTTAGAATATCTTTCGCCATGAGTAGCAAAGTCAACTACTCCAGATTCATCAATAATAGCAAATCCGGCATCGTGATAATATTCACTGAAACCTACATATTTCATTCTACAACCTCATTAATAACATTTGTAAAAGTATTTGTATCTGTATATATACCGGTAATAAAAAAAGGTTCCAACCAAGGAACCTTTGCGCATGTATCATTTTTTATCGAACAATATGATTATAGATTTGTTTCCAGTTTTGCACACGAACTGCCTCGCCTGTATAGTCGGCATTTTGTTCGTGAGCTACTAGAAGTGAATTTAATCCAATGGCTAAACCAACATCAGCATTTTCTTTTTTGTCTTCTATCCAGAAACATCCAGTATTACGGTACTCTTCAAGTACTTCATCTTTGTCAGCCCCAGTATCTAAGTATGTGTATTTCTCAAATACAGTCGGACCAAACAATTCAATAAGGTTCTTGGTACGTAAGTGTTGAGCATATTGATCATTGCTCAATGAAGTTATCGCGTGGAATATATAACCATGTTCTTCATGAAGCTTTTTAACATATTTAATTGCGTCACGCAATGGAGGCAACTTGCGAATGACAGCACTCTCATTAAACATACGAACTAATTTTTTGGCTTCTGGCTTTTCAATACCATAACGCTGCCCGATACAATATACATCTTCTTGTTGTAGAGTATACCCATGTCTAGACATCCATTGATTGAATGCATACACCCAATCCAATAACACGCCATCACAGTCTACTAATATCACTTTATCTTTCATTACATTTCCTAATTATCATTTCATTATGTAGCCATTATACAATGTAAAACAGACTTTGTACACACTTTTTTGCATAAAAAAGAGCAAAAAAAAGGGGTCCTAAACGGACCCCGTGGCTCGGGCGGAACCACAAACCTTTGCATGTTGCATATACTATATATTAAGATGCATCGATCGATCTGGTCCATGGGGTAGTTTTATATCGCTTTTCTTCCCAATGTTTTACCATATCGACTTTCCAGTCTCCTCCAGTATAGTGACAGAACTTTGCTTTATCAAAAAACTCTTGTTCTGTTTTATAATGCGGAGAATCATTCCAAGTCTGATCTAAGCACTCCATATCAAACTCATACTTTCCTAACATTGCTGATATGTATGGTTGATCGTTCATAATAGACATGTGATACTCGGGTTTGCCATAACACCAATCTTCCCATGGGTCAAACAATTCACGAGCCTTAAGACGCGCTTCCTTTGTCCATATGACCACGCCTGTATTTACTATAGTTAACTTTGAAGGTCTACTAGGCGGAAGTGTGGGAAGTGCAGGCGCCCCGTGCTGCTTGAACTTAGCAACAAAGTCGTCATACGTTTTTCCTTTATAATCCCAAGAATTATATCCACCGCCGCTAGCAGTAACGATATCGGATTCTAATACACCATAAACATCTGCGCCTGCTTCGCATACGTCAAAAATATTTTCTGTGGTATTACATACAATATCGGTGTCGACGAATAGCAGATTATCATATTGATCAAACATAGGATCATATATTACTCTCATGCATTCGAACAACATAGAGGTGGAACATCCGTGTCCCTTGGTCGCAATCCTTTCACTCGAATATACATGATCGGCGCCAATGAGCTTAGCATACTGCTCAAAGGATTCCTTCGATATTGCCGCAACTCTATTATAGAGATCCGACCGTTTCCATCCCTTAATATCACCTCGAGCATCCGTTGCTTCTGAAGTTATCATGTATTGAAAAATTACGTTCTTAGACATTCTCTAATCTCGACATAAGTCGCTCGGCGCGATTGGTTACTTGCTTATACCAAAGAGAATCTCTACCTTGAGCAGCAGCAGCTTTCCAATCACCATCGATTAATGCAGCAGTCATATTTTTAAATTTGCTTAATCGTGGTCGACCCATGTTGAACATCATATTAACCAAGACTTCCTGGACTTCAGATGGAAATTCTGCAAATGTCCGTGTTTCGTATAAAGTTTCACACTCTGCAATTGCGGTATCGAGGTCTCTTTCAAAACATTCTTGAACCCGCTCCTCGGACACTCGAGTTCCAAGTGCTTTGCCGTGTTCGGCATCACTCGACAACACGAGGTGACCAACTCCAAATGTAGGGTATCCAAGATGGTCGTTATATATTTCATACTTGACTCCTTCGTCAATCTTGAGAGTCTCATAAATTGCTTGCCTGTTCATATAAGTTATCCATTTTAAGTATTTATTGTGTTGTTTTTACCAGAACCTTTCTTAATAGCTTTAAGGTGATTCTGCCATTCTGATCCTGCCACCCGTAATGCAGACTTTGTACCAGACACTAATGCTGGAGCCGACAAGTGCACTTGCTCGTAGTGTGGATTTTCTGCCATAAAGGTATCATAGTTTGAAATTGAAACAAATATTTCTTCTATCTCACCTGTATTTTTATTTCTTACATCATATAGTGGCACAGGATATTCCTATTTTCTGATTAATCCAGGATACGCCTCTTCAACTAATTTCTTAGTCAAAAACTTAACCGGACTAGTTTTACTAACCATTGCCAAGACGATCTCTGCATCTTTTGGATGAATTGATTCTAACATTTGTATGAACTTAAGTTCTCGTTTAAAAGCCGGCATGGTAGCGCCAGGGCCATTTTCTACAAAGAACCCAAACTCTTTATGCCTGCGCAACAAAGACGAAGGTGACGATTCCGGTTTATTTGGAGTATATGGAGGAGTTCCGGCTGGCAATTTAAATACTAGCATATCATCAAAAGTTCCTCTAAGGACGTCTTTAAATGGTATCGCACTTTTATATTGCTCTAGAACTTGTAGTCTTTCTGCTTTATTTTTTGCTTTCGAAAATTCTTCGAAAATTTCATAAACTTCGCGTGCCCGCATGTATTTCACCGCTAAAATTAATAATTGGTACTTTTATATATTAGTTTGTTAACTCGAGCTGATCTCGGTATGGTTTAGCGGCTTTGTGCGTTATTTTATCGAACTTTCTTTTTGATTTAACAAAAGAAAGAGGTTTAGTAAATCTTTTAAACTCACCGGTATAGTCAGACCACATAGCAACACATTTTCCACTAATCCTACTTATAGCATACGTATGATTAGGAACTCGGTGCTTTACATGACTCCAATCGGTTGTTTCTTTTAGAATATCGTATTCGGATGGCATTATACTGCACCTCTTACATTATTTTGAAACCACTCAGGCACTTCTCGATTAGACCATTTGGCAAAGCTAGCCTTTTCTTTAATATAATAGTTTCTATAGCCTTCTGTAACTTCTGGTTTTTTACAGTGATCAGGCATACACTGCGGCATTACTGATTCATGTGCGGTCTGTTTGATATTCTTAGGTGCGAGCCACAACATGGAACCTAAATCTGTATAGGTCTTATGAACACGTCCATAACGATGTTCGTATTCTTTGGCAGTTGCCTGAAAGTGTTTGTACAACCAACGATAGTTCTTGTCATTCTCACGACACCAGATGTTTGATGGGTGATTGATATGAGATGCCTTGTACAAGAGTTGCTCTTGTGCGTCACCTGCAAGTCTCCAACGTTTAATCTTGCTGCCATTCTTGGTACGATCTAGATACTGTTCGCCGTCAAGTATACGATGCGCAGTAGATAATAGTTGACCATATTCGGTCACCATTTTAACTACGTGTTTATCACACATCATCTGTGCCGATATAACCGGATCGTTGTGAAGTTTAAATATATTCATTTGGCACCTCGGGCTTTAATAATCTCTTCTGGACAGTTTAGTAATCCGGCCTGGTTGCACACCTGTACAACAAACGGTAGACCGCATCCCAATCGCTTTGCGACAGATGCCATACCTTCGCCATTCTCTACTGCTTCAGTGATCTCGTAAACTACAGAACCAATCTTGCTCATGGTAACACCTCACA